CGGGCAGCAGACCGTCGTCGACGAACGCGGCCGCACCGTGCGGTTCATCCCGTCCAAGTTGTCCGACAACCCGCACGTCAACCCCGAGTACGCCAAGGACCTCCAGGCCCTCCCGGAGAAGCTCCGCGCCGCGTTCCTCGACGGTGACTGGGACGTTTTCGCCGGCCAGATGTTCCCCGAGGTCAAACGCGACCGGCACGTCGTTGAACCCATCGCCCTGCCTGCGGCTTGGCGCCGCTACAACGGCATCGACTGGGGCTACACCAACCCCTGGGCCGTCCTGTGGGCCGCGGTCGACGAAGACGGACGCGTCTGGATCTACCGCGAGCTGTACCAGCGGCAGGTCGGCGAAGCCGAACAAGCCCGCCGCATCCTCGACGCCGAGCAGCCCGGCGAGCACGTGGCCGCCCGGTTCGCCGACGACGCGATGTGGGCCACCCGCGGTGACGCCAAGCCAATCGCGACCGTGTACGCCGAGAACGGCGTCCACCTCACCCAGGCCGGCAAGGGCGCAGGCTCCCGGGTGATCGGCTGGCAGCGCGTCCGCTCCTACCTCGGCGACGCCCCGGCCTGCCCGCACCACCGCGCCCTCGGCTGGGAGACCTGCCCGCGGCTGCACATCTTCTCCACGGTCACCGAGTTCTTCCGGGAACTCACCGACCTGCCGCACGCCACCAAGGGCGACCCTGAGGACGCCGACACCACCGCCGACGACCACAGCAGCGACGCCGCCCGCTATTTGCTGACCAACCTCGGCAACGAACCGCGCTTCCACTTCCCCACCCCGGTCGACCAGACGCCCGTACTCGACCCGGCCGCGACCGGCCGCCACGACGAGCAGCGCACCCACGTGCCGACGATCGGCGGTTTCCCGCTCATGCAGGGAGGTGACCCGTGGGCATACTGATGTAATCAACTATCCTGCCTGCCATGCGAATTCTCGATAGAATTCCTCCCATGGCGACAATTCCGTTGAACGAATCGCTTCTCCGTCGGTTCTGGGTAAAGGTCGACATGAACGGTCCGATTCCTGGGTACCGGCCTGACCTGGGCCCGTGCTGGATATGGACTGCTGCGACAGACACCGGTGGCTACGGCCGAATTTGGACGACAGGGCGCAAGAAAGACCCAAACAGGAAGCTCGAAGGAGCGCACCGGGTCTCTCACCAGATCCACATTGGTGACATCCCGGACCGGTACCACATCGACCACCTGTGTCGCGTGCCTCGATGCGTGAACTGGACACACATCGAAGCCGTTCCCCAGCGGGTCAACATCGCACGAGGGCTGACGCCGACGCGCAACCGTGAGCGAGCAGCCGCGCAGACGCACTGCCGCAAACGAAATCACGAATTTACGCCCGAGAACACTTATCGCGTGCCAAGCAGCGGAGCCCGGAGCTGCGTTGAGTGTAGGCGTATTGACAGTGCTGACTATAGGACACGGGCCAAGGATGCAAAGCGTCGATTTGCTGCGTGACTGACAAGCCGGGAGGTGTGTATGCCTCTCGGCTCGTTCTTTCAGAGGTGGTTCGGTAGGTCTCCAGAAGATTCGCTCGTGAAAGAGTCTGCAGACGTGCCCACCACGGCTCAGGTTCGCCGACGCGGGTTTGAATTTGGTTTGCCCTTGAACACCGCGTCCCGGTCGACCCAGGTCGCCGCGACCTCGGAGCGGCAGCAGATCCTCACCCAGCTCCACCAGGCCTACCTCACTTGCATCTGGGTGTCCTCGCCGATCGACCTGATCGCCCGGACCGTTACCGCCGGCGGCGTCCAGATCGTCAGCAACCAGGACATCCCCGAGGGCGAGCTACCTCCCGACCCGCCCGAAGTCGCCCGCCTGCGCCGCCTGCTGCGGTTCGTGAACCCGCACGAGGACATCGTCCAACTGCTCAGGAATGTCGCCACCGACCTGTTGCTGTTCGGCGACGCGTACCTGGAGATCGTGTGGCTGCTGGGTGAGCCCGTCGCCCTCTACACGCTGGACGCGACCACTATGACGGTGATCTCCGACCAGCACGGCGAGGTGTCTGGCTACCGGCAGGACGTCGACGGCGTGCGCACCGCCGACTTCGACCCGCAGGACGTCATCCACATCTCCCTGGACTCGCCGCGTGGTGGACTCTACGGCGTCAGCCCCGCCCAGAAGGCCCTTCTGCCGGTCACCGCCTGGCTCTTCTGGGAGGCCACGCTCAAGGAGTGCGGCCGGCGCGGTGACCCGCCGCGGTTGCACGTCGACCTGGCGCACTACCAGGACACCGACGTCCAGCGGTGGCGCGAGCAGTACACGGTCCACAACCTTGGCCCGAAGGCCGTCGGCACCCCGGTCATCACCACTGCCGGCGGCGGCGTCCAGGTCCTCGATGCCCGCAAAGTCACCGACTACCTTGATGCGACCCGCCAGCTCCGGGACGAGATCATCTCGTGCTTCGGCTGCCCTCCCGCGAAGCTCGGCATCATCGAGTCCGGGAACCTCGGCGGCGGCACGGCAGAGGGTCAAGACAAAACGTTCAGGGTCAACACCGTGATCCCGATCGCGAACCTGATCCTGGAGAAGCTCAACTTCCACCTCCTCGCGCAGGGCTTCGGTATCACCGACTTCCACCTCGAGTTTGCCGAGATCGACTACCGCGACTCCAAGACCGTCGAGGACATCCGCGACATGCGGCTCCGCAACGGGGCCTACACCCTCAACAGGTACCGCGACGAGATCGGCGAACCGCCCGTGCCCGGCGGCGACGACCCGGTCCTGGTCGACCGGCAGAACCTCGTGTTGTGGGCCGACATGTCCCGCATGTCCGAGGCCCAGATCGCCAAGGCCGCCGCCCCCGGCGTTGCCGCGGGTGTCCAGGTCGACGGAGTTCAGGTCCAACAGCCACCAACGGCCGCCACTGGGGACGATGAACCGACCACACCAGCACCAGACACCGGCTCCGGCGCGGACAAGCCGACCGGCATGACCGACCCCGAGGACAAGCCCGGTCTGGCCAAGGACGCCGCCCAAGGCGAAGCACCGAAGGAAATGTGGGACGAGTTGTTCCTGCACCACCTCACCGAGGCACTCGCCACCGTCTAACCATCGGCAGCAGGGAGCGGCGAGGGTGAGTGAACTCCGCGGGCACCACGACGAACTGGAACCCGACACCCTCGGCGGTTTCCACGTTCGCTGGTACCAGCACCACGGCGGCCGGCGGATCGGACCGTTCGACACGATGGACGACCTCGCCGCCTACATGGCACGCGAGGACCTCCCGCGGCCGGACGAACTCCTCGCACCCGTCGAATAGCCGACAGCTCAGCAGCGGACGGGGGTGAGCGATGAACAGCGGCGGCCACCCCACCCGCGCCCAGGACGTCCTACCGCTGATCGCCAAACAGATCGGCTGAGGAAGGCGGCCTCATGCCGGAAGCGACCCTCCAACTCGGCAACCTGCACGGGGTCTGGCGCACCGTCTACGCCCACCGCCAAGCCCTCCACACCACCGCCGACCAACTCGTCATCGCCGCGTGGCGCCGCGACATCCACGGCCTCGACCTGGACACCGCCCTTGCCTGGTGGACCACCACCCCGCAGGAGACCGCCGACCCGGACCGCCAGCACCGCCGGGAAGCCGCCAGCGCGGCAGTCCTCACCGCTCTCACCGGCTGGTCGTGGCTCCGGGGCCTGGCCGCCCTGCGGCAGGCCATCCGGCAAGCCCACCGCACCGGCTGGCGCACCGGACGCCACCTCACCACCACCGGCCAGGACGACGACACCCCCCTCGTCGACGATGGCGGCGGCGACACGGTGCCGGACGCAGCCGACCTCACAGACGCCGCGGTCGACAATGCGGCCGCAACCGCCCTCACTGCCGCCCTGCGGGCCACCGCCCGCCGAGCCGGACGGCACATGGCCGACGCCGACGATCCCGCCGCAGCGGAGCAGACCATCGCCGACGGCTACGACCTGAAACAGGCCGCCGACGTCGCGGTCTCCGCCGCCTACGGCGCCGGGGTCCTCGCCGCCTACCTCGCCACCGGCGCGACCTCCGTCTCATGGGTCACTGCTGGCGACGGCCACGTCTGCTCGGCCTGCACCACCGCCGAAGCCGGAAGCCCCTACAGCCTGCTGGCCGCCCCACGCCTCCCACAGCACCCGAACTGCCGCTGCGTCCTCACCACGTGACCGGAGGAACCGATGCCCACCAACCCGGTGTTCACCCCGGTCGATGGAGCAGGCAACGTCATTGGCGGCACCGCCGCGAACCCCGCCGTCACCAAGCAGTTCAGAGACTCCGCCGCCACAGCCCAGGCCAGCGGATCAACCACTGCCCCCACGGCCGGCGCGGCCATCACCACCGTCGCGATCCCCGCCACAGGTCTGTGGGAGATCACCGCCTCCTACTACCTATCCGGCACCGTCGCCGCCGGTGACGCCAACAACCTGCAGCTCAAGCAGAACGCCACCGCACGGCTCGGCCCGCTCCTCGCACCGGCCGTCGCGAACGCCTTTCCCCAGCCCGTGGTGACGGTCCTCAGCTGCGCTGCGGGCGACACCGTGACGGTTAACGCGGTCGCCGCCGGATCCGCGTCCTGCGCCTACAACGCCACTATCGTCGCCCGGCAGGTCGGCTGATGTACGAACGCCCCCAGCGCGCGCCACGCGGCGCCATCACCCGCCACGACGTGGACTCCGCCGCATTCCGCACCGCCCTGGTCGACGCGATCGACACCGACCCCGAGGTCCGCGCCGCGATCCTGCGCCTGCTCACCACCGCCCGCGCCGCCCGAAAGCCCCGGCCGACCACCACCCCGCCCCTGCGGCAGACCGGAAGGGGACGCTCATGACTGACGGACGGATCGCCACCATCTCCGGCACGATGCTCGTCCCCGGCGTCTCCCGAAACCGCCGCCTCTACACACCCGAACTGATCGCCCGCACCGCCAAGCGCATGCAAGAACGCATCGCCGACCCTGACGGCCTCCCAATCGTCATGCGCACCCACCACGATGCGGGCGACGACTCCGGGCGGATCGTCGGCCGGCTCACCGGCGTCACCGTGGAGAAGGACGGCTCCGCCTCCTACACCGCAGACCTCTACGACACCGCACCAGGCCGCGACATCGCCGCCCTCGTCACCCCCAAGCAGCCCGCCCTGCGCAGCGTCAGCATCCACGGCTACTGGATCGGCCCGCTCAAGCGCGTCACGTACGAGGGGGAGCAGGTGACCACCGCCGACGACCTGGAGATCGACGCCGTCGACTTCACCGCCACCCCCGGCGTCATCGGGGCGTCCGTCACCGCCGCCTCCTACCTTCCCGTCGCGCCGCCCACCGACGAAAGCGCTACCCCGGGCGGTCGTACTCCGATCAGCGAGTCCGTCGAGGCCACCGTCCAGGTAGTGGCCGAGGAAGCGCCGCCGCCTGCGATCCGCAGCAAGGCCTCGCTCCGCCGCGCGGTCCGCGAAGCCTGCACCCCCCAGGACCGTGCCCACGCTGCGCAGCGCGCCCACGCGCTCGGCCTGACCGCCCTCATCCCCGCCACCTGGAAGGACGACGGCACCATGGCCGAGACCTCCACGCGGTACTCCGACGTCCGCGAGTACTACCCCGACGGGCCGGGTGCCGGCGCCGGGTTCTGCATCGACGCCTACAACGGCCCCGTCTCCCTGACGATGCGCGCCTGCGGACTCGACCCCGCCGAGCTACGCGCCATCACCCAGGCCGCCATGACGGCCGCCGTCGACGCCCTCCAGGCCATGGACCCGGACACGGACGCTGACATCGACGTCGACGGCGCACCCAACGCCGACACCGACGACGACATGGCCAGCCAGGCCGAGACTGCCGCCACGGCCCCCGACTCGGCGGTCACCGAGACCACTGTCCAGGTGGATTTCGGCAGTCGGCTCATGACGGACGCGGAAATCATTCAGGGCGTCCAGGCCCAACTCGCCGACTTGCCGCCAGCTGGCATGCCTGCCGCCGCCACCGAAACTTCCTTGCCCACCCCGGGCGAGGCCGCACCCACCACACAGGAGGAGGCCGCCATGGGCGAGCCCACCACCCAGGAGACCGCGGCCGACGCCCGGTCCCTCACCGATGCCGACC